AAGTGAGATAAAAGTGCTCGAATACAATACCACAAGGGGTATATTCGTGCCCTCTACTTTCTATAAACTGAGAAGCCTGGTCTTGTGGGGCAGATACGTCGACCCGACCTTAACGGTCGACGAGTTTGTTTCACTCTCCTGTCAGTACATCCTTGATACGTGTGCTGATTTTGTCCGTCGAATGAGTGAGTTGTGTAGCTTATTTGACATTGTGCTTAGCGAAGAAGAACTTGAGGTGGAGTGCCTCAAGTATCAAATGCTTACCTTTCTTGGAAATACAATCCCGCAGTTAAAATACTCGGTTAATCTTGCTTTTAGCAGATTTCTCAAGGCTGATCCACCAGAGGGTGATTCATTATCATTCATGGGCCTGAGGGTATTTCCAAGGAGACTTGTTGTTGCATTGAACATGATGTGCAATGAGCGTTCAAGAAGAAAGGAATCGAATTGGATCCTTATGAATACAATCTTTATGGGTTATAAGAAAGGCTTGTTGCCATGCGAACCACATATTGTTGAAGCTTCGTTAAAGAAGCATCGGATTGCTCTAACGAAAGATCCATCCATCTCTATTGATTTGGATGCTAAGATCGGGCGTTACTGTAAACAGATTTTCAGCAAATTTCGTATACCAACTTGCTTTCCTGAGACCAATAATCAGAGTACTCACTCAACTTCAGTTTCAACTTATTCTGAAGGTGGGAATATCGGTTTCTGTAAGGATTACTGGTACGGACAGTACGCGGACTTTGATCCCTCTGTCTGGATTGGTGAGCCTGAACTTCTTGGATTTGTGGCTTTAAAAGGTAAAGCAGTCCATTTCCCTGTTCCTGTATACTCCAAATTACCTGTGACTCTCCGGGTTATGAGTAGCACTTTTCGAGATGTTGTTTTCGGTGAGCGAGATTGGGATAGACAAGTCTGTCCCATTAAGCTTTATCCGGGCCAATTCCTCGAGGCCGTTCCGGCTTGTATCCTTGAACCAATGAAGGTACGTTTAATTACGAAACCTGGTTTAGGAGTGCATCATCGTATGCATAAGCTTCAACGGTCGTTACGCTCATATTATCGGGAGAATCTGTCTGACTTGTTTGCCTTAACTGGTGAACCTCTTAGACGTGAACATTTGTGGCCTGTCCTTGGCCAGGGTTTCGGTCTCTTTGAGGGGATGGTGTCTGCGGATTATTCCGCGGCCACTGATAACCTTAAGGGGGAAGTCACCCAAGCAATTGTTCGCTATGGGTTTGGAGATAAGCTTCTAAGGGCTGATCCACGTTTGTACCAAAATGTAGTTAATACATTACGTGGTGTAGAAGTGTTACAGGAGAGGACTGTGCTTCCAAAGTATGGAAATGTTCTTGATAATTATACATATGAGTTGGAAAACTTTCAGCAAGTCAATGGACAGCTGATGGGACACGTAATTTCATTTCTTGTATTATGTG